TGGTAAAACAGCAGAAGAGATGACGCCTGAATATATTGATGCAGCTAAACAGTCGTTGTTTTATAATTTGCAAAACTTATCTAATCGTGGAGTTAATCTTTGGTTATTAGAAAACCAGTTGTACGGTGCTTTAACACAGCAACAGCAATTGGTTTTACCTAAAACAACGATTGATGTTCGTGAAGCAAACTGGGTATACGTTCAAAATATTCAAGCTTCTGAATATTTACCAGCTAATAATCCAGAATCTCCAGCCGCATTTGATTTAAGTCCCACTCTTAGCACACCAGCTTCTACACTTGGATACGCTAATTGGTTTGGTTCTTCTTATCAACAATCACAAAGTGTTTATTATGTTGGTTGGAATTGCTACGCACCAAATTCAACACAGACATATAACTTAGCATTTGAGTATAGTGATGATGGTGTTAACTGGTTTTTAAAAGAGCAATTTCCATCTATTACAATGGAGGATTATCAATGGGCATACTATAACATTTCCATCACAGAGCCACATCTTTATTGGCGTTTACGTGAGACTGTGGCATCAAGCTATTCTGTACGCCAAATTGTATTCTCAACAAGTCAACAAGTTATTCCACTAGCACGACTAAATCGTGACGATTATTGGAACTTACCAAATAAACAATTCCCATCTGTACGTTCTTTACAATATTGGTTTGACAGAACAATTGAGCCTTCTATGTACTTATGGCCCGTACCAAACAATCCATATCAAATGTTTCAATTGATTGTTGAGGTACAAATGCAAGACGTTGGTTCATTAACAAATCAAATATACGTACCAGATAGATGGATTAATTGTATACAAAAACAATTATCACATTCAATGTCATTACAACTACCTGGTGTAGATATGACACGAATTACATACTTAGAAGGACAAGCAGAAAAAGCATTCCTACAAGCTAGTGAAGAAGACCGTGATAAGTCACCAATTTATTTCCAACCTAATATAAGTTACTACACAAGATGAGCGTAATAATGACCTACGATTCGCTGGTGTTGAACATCCAGCAATATATGGAGCGTGATGATCCTGACTTTATTGCTCAGATTCCTAACCTTATAGCATTAGCTGAATCATCAATTGCAGCTGAGTTAAAAACATACATGCAATTGATTGTTGTAGAAACTAATTTGGCTACTAATCAAACAATATTAAATAAACCGTCACGTTGGCGTAAAACTGTGTCTATGAAGGTTAATGGTCAGCCAGTACTATTACGCAGTCAAGATTACGTGTCTATGTATTTGTCTGAATCATCTGGCGGCCAGCCGTTATATTATGCAGATTATGATTATAATAATTGGAATTTTGCACCAGCTCCAAGCAAATCTTATCCAGTAGAAATTGTTTATTACGCTGAAATACAACCTTTAGACGAAACCAATCAACAAAATTTATGGACTGCAATTGCACCACAAGCAATGTTGTATGGTGCATTATTACAAGCACAAGGTTATTTAAAAGCGTTAGATAAGTTACCTGTTTGGAAACAATATTACACTGATGCAATTACGGCGTTGAAGAAAGAAGACGATGCACGTCGTATAGATCGCAACACTACGATTCAGGAACCTTAATATATGACTACTCCAATTTACACTTCACCATTTACAGGAACCGTTGTAACTCCAACGGATGTATCTTATTCATCCCTTTCATTTGGTGTTACTACGCAACTATATTGGCCAGCAATTGTTAATCAAGGTATTGGTCAAACTCCAGCAACTCGTATTATTGATTGTACTGCTACAACAACTGGACTGGCATTAAAGTTACCGGAAGCAGACCAAGGCACTGTTGGTGCTGATATTTTATTCCGTAACCTCGGCACTAATTCATTTGTTGTAGAAGATTTTTTAGGTGCTAATTCTGTTACTATAGCGGCTGGTGTATCTAAGTATTTTTATTTACAAAATAATACGACACCAGCTGGTACATGGGGTAACGTAACATTTGGTGCTGGCACATCTTCTGCGGATGCCGCATCATTGGCTGGTGCTGGATTAACTACAGTTAATGGACAACTAGCAACTACACAAAATATTCTTGATGTATCTGTAGCACCTGGCTTAAGTAATGCAAGTCGTGCTTTAACTTATAACTGGATTGGTGGACTTGGTAACATTGCATTACCTTCTGTTACAACATTAAGTCCTGGTTGGTTTATTGCTTTTAGAAATAGCGGTAGTGGTGCATTGTCATTTACGCCAACATCACCACAAAAAATTAACGGCAATTCATCTATTAGTACTAACCCTGGCGATTCTGGATTTATATTTTTTGATAGTAGTTCAAATGCATTTATTACAGTTGGCTGGGTAACGCCTAACAATGTTGTATTTACATCTGCAACATATGACGTTGATGCTATTTCTGGTGGTACGTTAAACTTAGTTTCAAATGCTCCAATTATTGAAACATATGTATCTCAATCTGGTACACGTAATGCAACATTAGCAGTAACTTTACCAGCCATTACTCAGTTATATGTGATGGTAAACAACTGTACCAACGTGAATGATGTAATTACTTTCCAAAACCAAGGAAGTAGCCAATCACCACTTGCTTTGACTATTGGTCAAACTTATACATTATTAAGTGATGGTGCGTTCTTATACATCTTAAATTCATCTTCATCATCTTCATTTAAAGCACTTAATGGAACTGCAGCAGCACCATCATATTCCTTTTTAAATGATACTAATACTGGTATGTATTTAGCTGGTACTAGTATTTTAGGACTGGCGGCAAACGGCACAGAAATTATTGACATTAACGCTACTAATTTATCTTTGCCAGTTACCACCATTAAAGGTCAAGTAAACGCAACTATTATTAGTGGTGGAACGTTTTAAATGGCATCTGATAACCAACAACAAGATACCTCACAATATACCACAATATATAGTCTAGCAATACCAGCTGGAATTAAACGTGATGGTACTCAATTCCAAAACGACCAATATACAGATGGTGTATGGTGTCGTTTTCAGCGTGGCGACCCAAAAAAGATAGGTGGCTATCGTACCTTATTTACTAGTAATACAGGCATTTATAGAGGTTTAATTTCACAACCGTATAATGGTGTTAACTATATCTTTGCTGGTAACTACAAAGAATTAGACGTATTTAATTGTGGTATTAACTATGGTGTTGGTAGTGGTCCTTTTGCTGCTAATATATTGCCAGGACAAGTTCCATTAACAGTGGGCACATCTGGTAATCAGATGTTTATATCTGGCTACTCTGGCATATCTGGCTATGTACCGTCACCAACCACAGCAACACAATACTTCCCAGTTGGTACTAAATTTATTTTTGGTCAGTCTGGTACTGCAACAGTTTACACATCAACCAGCGTGTCCTATTCAGGTTGGTCTGGTTCTGGATACTCTGGTTATTCTGGTGTTGTAGTTGGGTTTAGTGGTGCTATACCATCTGCAACTAAAGCTTGGATAGCAAATGATTCTGTGTTTACACCAGATCCAGCATTAGGGCCATATCGTGTTACTTGGCAATTTGATTCTCAGTTTAGCCCTTTAGGTGGTCAATTACAAATATTTGCTCATCCTGGATATAATTTAGTTGATATTGATAATGGTGTTCCTTCACAAGTAATAGTTGGTAATATTACGCCCGTTTCTGGAAACACTTGGACATTTAATGGATTATCTGATAGTTTTGGGCAAAATCCAACATATCAACCTATTAGCGTAGATGGTGGTGTTTGTGTGCTGTACCCATTTATTTTTGTATATGGTTCACATGGGTATATTGCAAATAATCATGTTAGTAGCACGTATTCACAACAAAACTTTTATGATTGGAATGGTCCACTAGCCAACCAAACTAACGTATCCGCTTCTAAGATTGTTAAGGGTATGCCAATGCGTGGTGGTACAAACGCACCAGCTGGCTTATTCTGGGCAACAGATAGTTTAATTCGTGTTTCATTTAACTCCTCAGCTTCTTCTACAGCAACAACGAGTCAGTTTTGGAATTACGATATTGTTTCAAGCCAAATCTCCATCATGTCATCGAACTCGGTGGTAGAGATGGACGGCGTGTATTTTTGGATGGGTGTTGATCGCTTCTATATGTACAACGGAAGTGTATCAGTAGTGGCTAATGATAAGAACGTAAACTACCTATTTGACAACCTTAACTATACACAACGTCAAAAAGTCTGGGCAACTAAAGTGCCAAGATACAATGAGATTTGGTTTTTTTATCCTAGAGGCACGGCTACAGAATGTACTGATGCTATTATTTATAATGTAAAAGATAAGCTTTGGTATGATGCTGGACAAGCAACTGGAGCTCAACGTTCTTGTGGATACACTACTGAATTGTTCCCAACACCAATATGGGCAGATTGGAATTATAATCCATCATTCAGTGCTCCCTATACTGTTATAACAAATCCAGCTAGTTTACCAGCAC